GGCTTTATTTTTTCCGTAAAAAAATTTTGATTTTTTCCGTCTAGAAATTCGTTGCGTTTTTGGATTTTTAGGGCGTCGTCTTTGGCTTTGTCGCGCGCACCTGTTAGTGAATTGCAATGCCGGCAAGCGGGCCGTAGGTTGTCTAGTTCGTGTCCGCCACCTTGGAAGATGGGTTGGATATGGTCTGCGGTGTCTGCTGGTTTGCCGCATCGGTAGCAGGTGGGGTTGTCTTTTAGTAGTGCTGCACGGTTGGCACGGTAGGTGGGGTCGTTTGTGGTGTGTTGTCTTGGCATGTCGGGGTTCCTTTGGTTGTTTGTATCTTAGGGCGTAGGGATAGGTCAAGTGCGCTGACGCCCACAGCGGAAGTGCGCCGCTGCGGTTGTCCTCAAATTGCATGCTGGGATTGGTTGTTTGTGTCCCCCACAATTTGGGCTAGTAGCCACAGGGTGCCGGTCTATTTGTTTTCGGTGGACAACCTTCGCCTTTACGTTAGGGAACGCTGGTCGACTACATGACATAGTCGCCTACCCACGTTGCCGTGTGTTCCCATAGACGGTTCCAGTATCCGTCAAGGGCTAATGCTTCCCTCTGCTGGAAGCTGTTGTTGTCTGTTGTATGTCAAATTATGTTTAATCGTGTGACACCCAGGCGCCGTCAATGAGGACACGGGCAAACGCTATATCGTGTGCCGGTATCATTGTCCCGCTGATAGTAACAAACGTTAAGTTTTTGAAATTGTCTATAATCATAAACGCAACGTTGCTGGCAAGGTATTCGCCCTCGGCTATTTCGCCCTGGCGCATATAAATTTTTATAGGGTTGGCTGGCACAACAGTTTTCATGTTGGATAACGTTCTGTTAATTCTTGAAACAAATGGATGCAATGATTAAACGCTGAATTTGTTTTTTTGTTGTCGTCCATATGGTACAGAACACCTGCCATATTTTCTGCTAAAGCCCGCCATTCGTCAAGTTCTAATTTTGTAATAGCAGCATTATTTAATTGTTCCTGCATTTCGTCAAGGGCATAAACCGCGACCCTGACATTTTCTAATAGTGGAAATAATTCTTTAATATGCATCATGCTGGTTTTCCTTTGCCTGCTAGTCGGGTTGATATTGCGTCAATGTCTTTAGGCCGCCAAACGACATGTTCAGCGCCTGATTCGTTTAATGCTTGTGACCATAGTTCTTGGCTGTCGGATAGTCGCCCCATGTCGGATTTTAATTCGGCAAATATTAGCCCTCGACCCCTCTGATGGCATAGCACAAGGTCGGGGAAGCCTGGGTGACCCGTCAACGGTGTTTTCCACACCCCAGGGCGTATTTCCACAGCCCTAGTGTGCATAACCAGCCAGCCGTGCAACTTAGCCAACATGATTACTTGGTTTTGGAAATGGGATTCTTTCACAGCTTCACCACTTCAGGGCCGTAGACGATAGGTAACCATTCCATGCCTTCGAGGGCTGTTTGTGGTAGCCACCATGTCCAATAGTTGTATCCGTCTTGCCGGTATTCTTTGCGCCCAATACCAGACGCCACAATAGTTCTAGCGTTGTCAAAGTGCAGCCAACCAGCCAAACGGACTTTGTTGGTGCCAACAATAGCCAAAACGGTTTGTTGACCTGTTTTGTGTGTCTGTTGAAATATTAAATGTCCGTCATTGTGAACAGTTGACTTCACTTGGTATTCGCCCACGTCGCCTTGGCGGTCAGCTTCAATGCGTGTGTCAAACCCTGACCAATACATGTTTAACGCTTTCGCTGTTGCCAATTCCCCTTTGCACCCGTACATGTTTTCGTCGTAAGTTTGCTGGTGGATAGTCCAATGGTCCGTGCGTTGTTTAGCAGTTACATCGCACACAGCTAGTTCCCAATCGTTTAACGTGACACCTACAGCGGTCATGTTTTGCCCATCTGTTTAATAATGGCGTTGGCTTCTTTCCAATCGGCAGGGACAGGTCCGGCATAGCCGATAGCAGACAGGTTTTGCAGTTGGCTTTTAGACACGGGCCACGGTTTATCGCCGTCAGCTGGTGTTGCTTTAGTTTGCGTCCCTCGACTAGGTGCAACCGTAGGGCCGTCGTTCTGGCGGTTCTGCACTTCCTCAAACGATGCCATTTTGCCAAACGGAATCATCATGCCCAAAGCCCTACCCAACGCGGAAGTGCTGCAATTCATTGCTTCGGAATTGGCGGTAAACGGCGTGCGCCCAGGGAAAATTTCCCAGCACGTCGCAATGCAAGGCAACGGGTCTAAAGGGTCACGATAAACGGTCATAGTGACGGCTATAAACGTTTTGTCGCCTACAGCAATTACTTTGGCTGGTTCCTCAACTACCCTTAATTCGGGCCACTTGTCGAGGGCTAACTTAAAGCGTGTAGGCACGTCTACATAGTCGCCAAGGTTCATTTGAACCCGCCCAGACGCATAGCAACAATGGTGTCTTGGCTTGTCTTGGTGAGGGTCACAAGGTTAATGCCGTGTTCCTCAGCGGTATACGCCATTTCAAATAGGCATTTGCGCAGCTGGTCAATGTCGGACCGCTGTTGTTCTATCTGCCAGGCGGCGGCTTTCATAGCAATATCCGCTTTAGTGATAGCGGCGGATAACGCTTGCATTTGTTCTGTCATAGTCGGGACCTTTCGGTTGTCGGGTTAATGGCACTATACACATTGGGTGTGCCGTCGTAGCGCATACGTCGCCTGTCGCCCTCAGTCGTGTTAGCCCACAAGCCTTGTAGGGCCTTATCGGCAAACGACATAGCAAACGCTAAGCAGTCGTCAAACACCGGACAGGCGTCGCAAAACGGTTTAATCATCTTGCGGGCTAACGCCGATTCTGTGCCGTCAGCAGGAAAAAATAGGTTGGTTTGTAAACCACGGCAGTTTGCGTATTGTTGCCAGTCGGGGCGGTCAACGTCAAACATTAGGTCAGCACAACCGCCAAGGTTGCCAACCGCATTGCCCTTTGGCTTCACGGCCTGAATATAACAGCCAGGCCCAATGCAAATTGGTATGCGGGTCAAACATGTCGTCAGGCGTCAAACCCATGTCCGCCCACCATTTGTGGTGCGCCGCATAGTTAGCCTGGATAAGCCCAAAGTCTGCGCATGGGCTATCTGAATGGCTTTTACTGCACGCTGTAGGTTTGCACCTACTTTCACGCCACATAATCTTAGACAGCGTTTTAAGCGTCTTAACGTCATTAGGCCAACCAGCGTTAACGGCTGTCAAGAAATATTGGGCGCAAGGCAAATTGCGTAATTCCTCAGCAAACACAACAGGCGCAACCGTTGTTGTTGTTGTTGTCGTTGGCGGGTACAGCTGGCCTACAACTTGGCTAGGTGCAATCATTTGCACGGTGATTCGAGGGCTGGTCCGGACAACAGGCGACAACTTGACAGGGTCATTACTAAACCCTGTTGCCACGGTCCAGCACATAAGCCAGGTAAATAGGGCTAAACCTACAAAGCGTTTTACGTTCATTATTTTGTCCTTTAGTCGGGGTTAAGGTCGGGTTATGTCTACCGATTAGGTGCGATGAAGTCAAGCACCCTTAAAAATAGTTTTGAACGCATGGGCCACAATGTCTGGGTGGTCAGCTAGCAGCGGGCTTATTTCAACATGCACCCAGGTGCCGCCTTTGCTGCCTATCGTGTTCTTTTCGTAGATTAGCCAGGCGTCCCGACTTGACCGATAGCCGGCACCAAAGCCAAAGCGTGACGGCTTGTAAGTGTTGCTGTAGTCGTGGATTTCTTCTATGCCCAAAATGTCCCTGTTAGTGTATAGGAAGTCAATTAGTTCGTAGCGTTGCTTTACAGTTCCGCTTAGGTCAATCGCCCGCCAGGTGGCGTGGACGGATAAGACAGGCGTTTTGCTGGGGCTACCTTTGACGGGACGGTTGGCATACATGCCAAGGCTGGTGACACCAAACAGGTAGCAGCAATAATCTTTAAAGACGGTTGTGCCTTTACGCTCGACAGGGTGCGGGCCGTCTTTGTTTCCCGTGTAGGGCCTAATCGCCATTGTTGCGAGGTCCAAATATTTTTGGCGATTCCTTGCCTGACCGTCCGGCAACGCCGTTCCCTAAACCGTAAAAAACGATTGCCGAAATGATAGGTAAGCCTGCCGATTCGTCAATGCTGTTAGTTCCTAAAAGGATTGTGATACACACCAGCGCCAACATAAGTATTGCTGCTTTAGGCACGTTGGTAATGTTCATGATTCAGGGTCCAGTTCTGGCGGGTCAGGCGGCGGGTCTGGTAAATCTTCAATTAAGACAATGTTGTTGTCAGGTTTCGTTTCGTCGTATCCGCCTTCGCCGTAAGTAATGCGTAACATCAGGTTGCCCTTAACATACAAGTGCTACCAAAATAAGCAGATGTCAAAGTGCCTGCCGTTGCAAAGGCGCCAGTAACAGACGCTTGAAGCCAAAGGCCAGCGTCCGGGTATACAGCCCCAGTAGTACTGGCTAAGTATCCGGTGGAAGAAGCAGTTTGTTGGATTACACCTGCAAAACTAGGCGTTGATGCGGCGGTTTGCATATTAAACGCTAACCAGTAAGTGCCAGCGGTTAAAGATTGCGAAATAGTTATTTGATAAACGGTGCTTAACGCCGTTGTGGCAACTGTGCCAGCGTCAAGAACAACGGTAGTAGGTTTACCTGTTGTCGTACTGTTGTTGTAAATTCCTAAACGTACGGCCCCAGTCCCAACATATCCGCCGCGCGTTTCAATAGAAATCCTATCAAAAGTTTTAGTTTCACCTATTAAAAATGGGACATAAACTGTTTGATTAACAACAGCAGTAACGGTTGTCTGTGTACCTAGTCCCCTGTAGTAAAGCCCTGTAGTGAAACCAAATGACGTATCACGGTTAGCAATCACAAACGCTGTAGTAGCCAGCTGTGTCGTATTTGTCGCTACAGCCGCCGTTGGTGCAGCAGGCGTACCAGTAAAAGTAGGCGACGCCAATTTAGCTAGAACAGGTGCAGCCGTAGTGCCAATGGCGGTTTCTATGGCTTCGACAGCGTCGTTAATGTTGGCGTGCTGGCTGGCGTGCGGAACTGTTGCGCTGTCTAGCGCGTCGGAAGCCGTAGGGTTTGTAAAGTTGTCTATTGCGCCTGGAAATGCGGTAGTCACCAGTTAGCCCCTTCGTAATTTATAGGAGAATTGTACACATAATCTGGGCTGTTGTAAATAACAACAAAATCGTAGTAACTGTACGGGCTGGTTGTCATAGTAAAGAAAGTCCCTACGTTTGTTATCTGCATTTCAAGGCCTTGGACTATTTGCAATGTTGTCGTATCTGAAACGTCGCCAGGCACACGGTATGCAAGATTTATGACGGGCAGTTGGTAAAAAATTGCTGCCATAAAATTAAATAGGTTGTTCGCCAAAGTGTCAAAAGTTAAAACAAAATTAAGAATTGTTGGGTCTGCTCGACTTGTAGCAATCCAGTTAGCTAACCCTGCGGCTTGCGTAGCGTCATAATCAACCGTTGCTAAGGTTTGCCCGTAGACGCCGTATAGGGCCACGCTGGCAGCATTGGTGGCAGTTTGTGCAGCTGCGACAGGTGGAATAACTGAGGATTCGTTAACAAAATTTGTGCCTAATTGTATGCGTTCAATGCTTGTGTAACCTATTTGGTTTGCCCCTGACGCTGTACGGGCAAAAGTTATTGTTGCAGGTAATAGGTCTTGTATCGTTGACCTTGATATCAGCCCGCAATCCTCGGCAAATAAACCAAGCCAACCCTGTTCAGTCACAAGGTTTTGATTAAGGCGGTTAAGAATTGACCCAGTGTACGTGTCCCCGATTGCAATACTGTCACCTGGGCTAGGTGGGGACCCTAGAAAAAAATCTGACCCTGTCGGAAGCAAACTGTTAAATGCGTCAAATATTTGTGCCAAAGTTTCTTCTTGCACTAAAACGTTGTCAATGACGTTTATACGACCCATCATGCCTAACAGGTCGTTACAAATAATGGTTGCTGTGGAATATAAACCTGTTCCTGGTGCGTCGTTAAACAGAATTTCTTTAACCCAAAAATATTGGTAGAAACCGTCCGTGTCCGCTTTGATTTTGTCGTTTAGCGTAAAACCTGCCGCCTGGTCAGTTTGGTTGCGGATAGTAAACGTCAAACCGCCAGGGCTGTACTGGTCGTCTTGCGTCGCCCGCCCTTTAACAATGTTTGCGGACTGCACTTCATCGGTAAAATCTACTGTTGTTGTTTCGTTTGTGAACGTCCAGGTGTGCGGCATTAGAACGCCCGTGTGTTAAGCGGTACAGCCCCTATAGACCTGTTATAGGTTTGAAGCGCCCTGACGACAGCTTGCGGGTCAGCGCCCGTGTTAATCGTGACATAGGTTGTGCCACCGGCACCAGCGTTACGGCCCGACAGCGGTATCACAGCTTCGGGACCTTTCTCACCAATCATCGCCAAAGTGGGGCTTGTCACAATGCCGCCGTCAGCAAGATACGGAATATCTGGCATGCTGAAACCTTTACCGCCGATACCTGGCACCCAACTAGGAACCTCAAAACTGAATTTGCCTATGCTGTTATTCCACGCCCTAGCGATACCGTTGAACGCTGCTTTGAACGGTGCAATTAAAGCGTTAACGGCGCCTTCCAAAATACTTTTAATGCCTGTAACTAACTGTTTGATGACGCCCCATACGTCGTTTCTAAAGAATTGGAATACGTCAACTATAAATTCTAAATAAGTTTTCACTGCGTTGTAATACGTTTTGAACGCCGCAATGCCAAAGTTTATAGCGGTCTTGACAGCGTTAAAAACTGTGTCAACAACGTTGCGGAACCCTTCAAACTTTTTGTAGGCGACAACGATAGCAACGCCTAAAGCAATAATGCCAGCCGTGATAGCAATGGCAGGGTTTAACATCATTGCAGCGTTAACAGCAAGGATACTGATAGCCAAAATGCCCATGCCAGCAACGACAGCTGCCAATAGTGTTGGGTTTTGTTCGGCCCATGCAGCGAACTTTTCGACTACTGGCAACAGTTTTTCAAAGACAGGTAGAAACGCTGTGCCGATAGATTCTTTAGTTTCACCAAAAGCAATACCTAATTTTTTCATGCCACCGGCAGCAGTATTAGCGGCAGCTTCGCCAGCGCCACCAAAGTTAGTATTCAGGACGCCCATAACTTCGGTTAGGTCTGCGCCGTCTTTAATCATAAGTTTCAGTTCAGGCGACAACGCTTGTAGGCCACGCATGTTTCCTGCGTACGCTTTCGCTAGGGCGTCGGAAACAGACGCAAGGTCTTTGCCTGTCGCAGCTGATACGTCTACGGCAAGGTTTAAAAGGTCCTGTGCGATAGTCAAGTCTTTAGTAGCAACAACTAGCGCCTGAAACGCTGGACGGGCTTCGTCGTCCGATATGGCGACAGACCTACCCAGGCTGGAAATATAGTCCTCGACGCCTTGTATCTGTGCAGTTGTCGCACCAGTTGACGCTTCAATCTGGCGGGCCAGGCTGGCTTGTGCGGCTTCGTCCTCAATGGCGGCTTTGACGGCCTGACCGATAACAGCAACGACAGCACCCAAAGCGGCAGCGGCAGGGACAGCGGCTTTCTTAATGGCAAATTGGGCTTTTTCGCCAACCGTTTCTAAGTCTTTAAATTCTTTCATCGCCTGCTTAATACCGGTGTCTTTAAATTCGGTAATAAGTGGGATAGTTATGCCAGCCATGGCTAGTACCTTAGTCGTTTGTTTGTTTCCTGTGCGACGGTTTCCACCAGCTCGGCAAGGTTCCTTGTAACTGCGTCTTGGTTGGCTAAAGCAGCGGGCCACATACTGCGGGACGCTCGACCGTAACGGTCTAACTGCCTAGACAAATCGCTTGCATTGCTACGGCCCGCAATGTCGTAGATACTGCCCCAAGGGTCTTTTTGGACTACAGATAGGAACGCTGTTTTGCTTGGCTTTATAGAAACTTTTATTCCAGTCTTAGCTTTGGCTGTTGACCAGACGATAGGCCGTCCCCTTTTTTTGCCCCATACACGCAACATGCCGGATAGTGGCGCTGACCCTTGGTTAACGTTTTGTTTGGCGGCGTCAACAATAGGCGCTAAAGCAGTTTTGGCTGACTTCTTAAATTCTTTAAAAATTTCGGGTTCAGTTTGGCGTAACAGTTTGACAGCGTCACGGATACCAACGACTTCAGTTTTAAGTTCTGCCGTCATTGTTTCTTCCTTTGACTGTTAATTATCTTAGTAACAGTAGCAAGGTCATTGGTGTCGAATTCTATATGCGGCGGCCAAAAGCCCGTTTCAATTAGCAGGGACGCTAAAGCGTAACGGTAGTGGCCTTGTCGATAGGGTTTTCAGGTACATCGTCTACGACTTCCAGCAGGACAACTTTTTTAATAAAGTCATCTAAAACGATAGGGACAATGACGCCTATTTGCTGTAGTGCGGTATGGGCTAGAAAAGCTAAATCCTCTAGACCGATACCGTTGGCAATGTTGCTGGCTTTAGTTTTAAAGCGACGTTCCCAAGCAACGATTGTGAATAGGTTTGTGGTGACTTCTACAGGGCCGTCGCCCTGGTCTACACGCAACGTTAGTTTCATGTCGGGTTCCTTTGTTAGTGGCTGAAATCAGCTTGTAGCGGTAGTAAGCGTCCCCCCCTGGAACACTAGCGAAATAGAACTAAGGTCCCCCAGGGACGCAGATATCAAATCTACGGATTCTAAATAGCAATTGGTCAGGGTGAACTTTGGTCCAGTTGCGGACGGTGCGGCTAGTGCAGCTGCGGTAGGTGCAACGGTAATTGTTGTCTGGGTGCCGACAAGGGCTGAAAGTGTGGCCCAAGTTTCGCTGGCCGCATAGCTCATAAAAAGTTCGCACTCAAATTCGTTTTCGGTCATACCGGCAACGTAAAACGTGTCATTGCTTCCAAACGTGGATGAATTTTGGGCAGTAAAAACAGAACTAAGCGTGGCGCTAGTGCATTGGTCAGTCAAGTTGACTGAGTTAATGGTAAGGGCGGGCTGACTAAGCAGAACAGAAGTGGCCATGGGTTAATCCTTTAATTCGTCGTTGTTTTTGACTTTAGCAGGTTTGTCTATTCCCGTGTCCACAACAAAACCGCCAGCAATAAGCGCTTCAATGTTGACACCTTCGCCAGGTACAAATTCGGTGCCTGGTGTACCTAATCTGGGTGAAACAATCTTAAGCATTATGGGGCCGCCTGTGCTTGTAGGGCTATGTCTATGTCATAGCAAGGGAAGTCCTGCCCGCCTATAGAAATCATGTTGGGCCGTCCGCCAGTTACGGCAACTTGCTTGGCTAACATTTCGGCGGCAATCGACAGGATATTACGCATGGCGTCTAGGTTGCCTGGCCCTAACGAAATTACTTTGACGGTGAACGACATTTTGACTATTGCCGAGGACCAGCTGTCAAACGACGGGGCGTCTAAAAAGACACAAGGCGGGTTTATTTTCTGTGGGTCCGTCACAACCCGTAGTCCGCTGATAGTCGCCAAAGTCACTTCTAAATCGTCTATCGCTTCGTTGAATAGGTCCGTGTAAACGGTCATTAGGCAACCGCTGGTCGAGGGATACCGGCAAGCTGTTTGATTAGTGGGCTAAGGCCCGTGGACGCTACAGCACCCATCGAATCGAAGCTAGCGAAATCGTTCACAGCGCCCCTTTGTCGATATAGGGCGCCCGCATACATCGTCGTTGCCAAGGTAACTTCCGTGCCAGGCGAAGTAGTCAGGCTGTCCGTGTATCCGCTTTCTTGACGTCGCCTAAAAATAAAGTTGTTGGCGCTATCGGCGCATTGTTGCAAAAACGCTGATTCGTCAACGCCAGCCAAAGCGATTCCCAACCATAATTCTAAATCGGGGCCGTCTATCCACGTTGCATTTTCGGTAGCGGTCAATGTCCCTGGCGGTATTAACGCTATTCGTTCAGCGTCGTCGTCCGCATTGTAAAACAGCACCTGATTCGGTATCGGCACGTTGACGTCATAGACAGGGTCGCCCATGCTGTTAACGCCAAG